CTTAAATTTTACAATCTACCGTATAATAACTGTGTTCTTTATTATCTTAGGAGAAACAGAACACCCATTTTATTTATTTAAACATTGGGCCAGTCTTGACTGGCTCTTTTTTATATATTTTGTTAACAAAAAATCCCCCACGCCGAAGCATGGGGGACTAGAACAGTTCACGATTATTATACTACTTTTGGCTTGCTTGTGAGGCGGATTCTGACGCCATTTCAGTGTCAGAAGCTGCAGAACTATTCACTGTAGCGACTGTGGACGTTGGTGTTTGCGCCTCGTCAGCAACCGCATTAGCGGTCGCTTCAACCTGACTTTCCTCGTCACTTTTAACTGTTGGTGCTGTCACTGTTTGAACGTCAGTAATAACACCCAGCATCCCGAGGATCGTTAATACAGTGTTGATAACAGCGACAATGGCTGACCAGTCACCAGTAAACTTAATGCCAAACATGGCAAAGATTTGTTGAATCAAAACGATCAGTAACGAAATAATCCCAGCAATCAACTTACCATTTAAACTTCCGTCGGCATTCTTAAAACTAATTTTTTTCATTTCCTTTGGCTTCCTTTTCATATAGATGTTTAAATTCAATGTCATGACCATCTAACCGGCCTTCTACCTTAATGACCCGATTTTCAATAGCGTTCATTGTGTCGGCATTTTGCTGTCTCACTTTTAAACTTTCATCGGTAAAATGGCTAAGCCGCTTGCCTAAATCGTTAAGCGGGATACGGACCGTCTTATTGAGAATCCAATTAGCTAATACACAAATACTAGTGACAATGGCAACAATCGATCCCCATTCATCCCAACCTAATCCTAATAGTGTATGCAATTAACGCACCACCAATCGCTGACCAGGATACATAGTGGTGTAAATTGTCTTGCCATTCTGACTAGCTAATGTAGTCATGCTTACACCGGTACGTTGTGCAATCGCCCACCAGCTGTCGCCAGACTTGACTGTGTAATACGTATGACTAACCAGCTGACCAGTAACTCGCTTCCCGTAGGCTAGCCCGTTGGTGACACCTAGCTTGATAAAGCCATACAGGCCGTTTGAACGGGTGTAGCGTGCCCATACATAGTCGTGTTCAATAATGACGGCGTTGTAAGTTACACTCTCACCATTGTAATAGGTAGCCACTTGACTAACTTTGTCACTATCCGTGTATCGTACGGCCAGAGTCCGGTTAGGATAGAACACCCCGTGTTGGCTGTATTTAATGACCTTAAAGGTGGCCTGAGCCTTCTTAACATTGGCTTGAGCTTGTTTCTTGCTAGCAGTCGTGTAGCCTGATTTAGTAATGCCAGTTAGGTCAACATTGCCGTCTAATCCACCTGCTTTATACATGCTAGTGAATTGGAAGATAGCCACACCGTCCATACTTGGAAACCAGTTATAATCAGGACTAGTTCTAACCAAATAGTCCGGATACTCAGCTAACCACAAGCAATTACCATAGGCACGTACAATGGCGCTAGTGTTAACGTGGGCGTTTAAATAGGCTTTGCCGGAATACAACATAGGTGTATAGCCAGCGTCCTTAATAAGCTTCATCTGGGCTAGAATGACATTAGTGTTGGCTGTCACGCTATTAGAAGCACCGTCCTCATAATCTAGCACTACAATACTACCCTTAGGTGTCTTAACTCGTGGCAAGTAATAGGCCATCATAGCCTTGGCATTAGTCATATTGCCACCAACACCGTCCCATAAGTACGTGTGCACCCGTTTGCCAGCCTGTTGAGCTGATTTAACTTGGCTGTTATACGTGGTCTGAGGGATATTAGTCCCACCATAGAAACCACCCGCCTGTGAAAATACAAACTTATCTGTGCTATAGCCGAATACACCACTATTGCTTTGAAACTTAGACCAATCGACCCCTTGGTCACGGCTAGTTGAAGCCTGACTGGTAACATTGACCATTAAAAAGGCCATAAAAATGGCGCCCACCGTTAAGATGAGTGCCTTTAACTTGTGCTTATTCAATTGTCTGCCTCCTACATTGCGTTTGACCCTGATGCTGTCTTATCTGCTGATACCTGTGCGGCCTTGTAGGCTGTAATTGCATCAGATACCTGAGTAACCTGAGCTTGGGTAATCAGTGATTTTACTAGATAATTACCAGCGTATACAGTTGCTAAGTCCGATGGAATCAACCCGTTGTTAACACTGCTAATTAATCCTTCTGTTAAAAATTTACTTAAATCAAAACTCATGACAAAGAACCTCCTAGTGCTACAATAGCTGCTTTTATTTTTGAATAATCTGATTGTGTTAAAATTTCTGATGGATTAGGGCACCAATCAGTAGCTACATTTCCTTTTTCAAGCTTAAATCCCTTATATGAAACTGTACTATTATCTGTTTGTAAACTAGTGAAAGAAATCCAACAGTTACTAGCTTTTTTAACATCTTCTTGTGACAAAACTATTGTTAATGTGGAAATTCCTTTACTACCTGCGGCAACAGTCGTCCCAAAAGCAGTACCATTTTCAGTATAAATACAAGCGGCTGCATCATGTGTTGCAGGTTCTAAATAACAGCTTAAGGTATAAGTTTTATTTGCTTCTAGTGTATCTGCTGTTGGATACCCAGGTAGTCCAGTTGCCCAACCGGTGGCGTTCGTGACGGTTGTAAGAGTATTATTTGTTCCGATAAGTAAGTTAGTCCCCACTGCACTGTTATCAACCTGCGTTTTAAGCTCAACAAAAGCTGGTGCTGTGGTCAAACCAGCATTATCAACAGTACCCGTATCGCCTTTATCACCCTTATCACCTTTTTGTGAAACAAGGTAAAAGTCTTTTGTTGTGTTGTCAGTATAATTCAAAGTTGCTTTCATCCACAAATAGGGATTTGCAGTTGTTGTAGCAACGATACTGTCTGACCAAGTTCCTGTTGGAGAAGTAGTTGCGCTATTTGAAATTTGATATTGAATTGTAGTTGAAGAAATGCCTGTACCAGTTTTTCCTTGAATGCCTTGAGGACCCTGAATTGTACCACAATCTTTCCATACTCCACTAGTATAAACATAAAGCTCTTCATTGACTAAATAACCATCACCCTCATTTGCAGTGGTTGGTAATGTAGAAACTGAAGTAACTTGTCCTTTAATATCAAGTCCTTCGCCAGGGTCACCCTTAGCAATCGTGCTTGCGGCTTTGTGCATTGCTTCCACAAAATCATCAAAAGTAATTGTGGTAATGCTCGCACCAGATTCACTCTCAATGTTGTTTGTAATAGTAAAACTGAGTGGTGTATCACTAGGATAAATACTTGTGCCCGCCTGATCAGCCACCCAAACTTCTAACTGATAATCCCCAGCCGGCAGTCCTGCAATCAAAGTCGGCATAGGATTTAAATTAAACCAGCCTGTGCTTAGACCAGCCAAACTAGTAATCGTGATAGACTGACTTCTTAAATAACCACTGGCATTGCCAATCTTGGCGGTAATGTTAGTGGCCTTAGTTAAATCGACAACTGACCCATCATTTTTGCAAATGAAGGTAAACGTCGTCTCAGTGTCACCTTGCTTTATTTGCCGAGGTGATTTAGTTGTAAACTCTAACGTTTTAGCCATCATATAGCCTCCTTTTATTGTAATGCGGCAGATGGCGCTACGTAGTCCTCACCAGTAATTTCTTTGTACTGATCCGTTGTTAGGCCGGCCCCCACAAACACCTTATAATAATTAGCATCATTTTGACCCCAAGACTTAAATAATTTGCATTCTTCATAAATCGTCATTGTTTCGCACTCCCTTTACTTAAAGTTGCAATTTGGCTAGCTTGTAACATAATCATTTGTTTCATTTGTGTAATATCAGCAGCCTGCTTCATAGCCAATTGTTGTTCAGCCGTAGGAACTGGTTGGGGTGTATCTGGCACCACATAATCAGGGTTTTTAACGATTTGATTATCTTTGTAAATCCAACGACCATCATCGCTAAAATTAGTAATAAAATCTACTGGTACGGTATTATCATCAACCGTCACGTTCATATCGCTAGAAGCACCAATTGCTGTAAATCCGGTAATTATCCCGGTTGTCTCTACTTTTAGTTTCATGATTACCACCTAACTTTCTGTAATTTTGATTCCCTTAATATCGACAGCAATTGCATCAGTCACGTCTGTTGGGGTACTTTGGTAAGTAAATTGGTCTTTGAACTGAGTTATCTTGATATGAGTATTGTCAGGATATTCCATAAATACATTGTCAACATGAATACCGCTGCTATCAGTCGTCATGAACATTGCTTGTCCTTCCAGATAGAAGACGTCAACATATCTATTCTGGTTTCGAAAATAAAAATGGAAACGCAACACATCAAACAAAGTACGATCGCATGTCAGTTGTATTGTATCGCCAACTTTCCAACTACCACTATAAATCGGAATCCCGCTCTTATTTAGCCAAGGGCCATATACACCGTTGCGTTTATATTCTTCCCAACCAGAACCAAGCCAGTTCATGTAGAAATTATTGACATCTTGATAAACAAATAACACATAACCAGTTTTATTATTAGCTGGTAAATACGGTGGCGTAACTGTACCAGTCATCGAAGCATCATAATAATATAGTCCAGTTTGCTTTTCAGCCCATACGTTCGTGGTTGGTTTAGCATTGACTAAAGGAATCATAGAACCATCCGTAGTCAGCCCTAAATCCGACACAATTAATTTACCACTTAAAGTCTGATCACCACTTGTTTTCAAAAAATTAGCTAAATCTGTTTTCTTAGCAACTGCATTGTCTTCAACCAATTGCTTATTAGCGGCCGTTTGATCGGTGAGTGCTTGGCTTTGTTCCTGTAACCCAGCTAAGCTAGACTTAATTTGATCTGTTTCCGTTTGTAATGAAGCCTTGAATTTTTCCCAATCATTTAAGAACGGTGTCGTATCAATGTCCACCAGAACATTATCTTTAGCTACCTCAAAGGTCATATCAATTGATGAGATAACCTGCCCATCATTTTTGATTGCAAAATGACCAGTTACCGTTCCTGGAACTGCGAATACTTGTGATGGATAGTAGAAAATTACTTGTCCCACTGCCGTGCCATTGGTCGTCACGCCTTCAACCATTAATGGCGTTCCCTGGGCGTTAGTTTGCTCCCAAACAATTGAGTAATCCGTCAGTGGGAATGGTTGGTCATTTTGCTTAAACCATACTGGCAACGGCCGTCGATTATCACCTTGACGCGCAAACAGGTAATCACCGATTGGCTTTACCTTTGCCGTCTGCATAGCTAGATCAATGACCAAATAATCCGTTGAAGCTACCATTTGTTTTCCTCCTAATATAAAAAGCCACGCTATTGCGTGACTTGATTAATTTTATTGATAAGATTGTTAATAGCGACCGTCATGGTCGCCCAATTCTGTGAAAGTTGCTGCTTCTGCACCGCTGACAAGGCTAAACCAGTTAACCCGTCGATGTAAATGCTCGACCAATAGCTACCATCATCCTGTGTCAACCAATTATAGCGATTGAAGACTGCAATCAACTGATTAATTTGACCCGTGATGGTCATAAACATATCTCGCTGCCAAAAATAAGCTTGGCTATCATCTAATGGCAATGGTTTGTCATAAGTTGTAAAAGTTGGTGCTTGGATGTCAAAACGGTTTAGCATGGTATTACTAATCATATTTAGTGTCGCAGTAATGTTGTTGGCATTAACTTGGCAGACTTGTTGCCAATAATTCGGCCAATCAACATCAATGCCACTAATCAATTGAATAGGAGTTAGTCGGTTCTGACTAGGCAATTGTTCCATGGTAGTGATTTCTGGTGTCCCGGTCAGCTGATAAGTAATACCATTAACTGTGATCGCATGGTTGGCCGCTGCCGTCCAATAAACTAATTTAGTTGACTTATTCGGAGCCGTGTATGCCAATAGGTAATCATCTTGGCTATCAGTATCAACACGCATGCTAAATGTGTAACCTAACAACTCAGTAAATAATTGCTGATAATCCGATCCAACTTGGTTGAATAACCCTTTACTACCATCATAGTAATTATGTTGAAATGCCCAGCCTTTATCTGAATTGTCCATAGTGAACACGATCATCTTGTCAAAACCCAGCATATCCATCAACAAGGTCTGACGTAGGGTATAATCAGATTGTTGCTGAGCCGTATACATGCCATTGAAGTTATTTGTAACTGAATAGCCGTATTCCGTAACCGCTACTGGTAGGTTATGATTAGCGAATTGTTGACGCAAGTTTAATTCATCTTTATCGGTCAAAGTTTGTTCAGGAAGTCCTTGATGATAAGGGTGGTAACTTGCAGCTTGGCCTACATTTAGTATCCCCAACTTAATTGCTGTGATGGCATTATCAATGTTATTCTGATCCCCTAGCCATGGGAAATCCCCAGTTATATAACTTGCCGTGTCATCGGTAGCCACTAAACGTGCAAAGTAATTGTTCATGCTAACAATATCTGTTATGTTTGCTTTGGCGTCCTGGTTTAACCAATAATGCCCACCACCAGTCGCTTCGTCAAATGCTTCATAGGTAATGCGTTGGCCTTGGTAATGATGAACTAAGTTGGTAATTAATTTCCGCCAATTAATTAAAGCTTGCTGGTAGTCAACATTGAGTTTATTGGTTAAACCATCTGTGACGAACCAGACTGGTATAATTACCTTAAGTCCAATGCTATTGGCTTTAGCAACCGCATAATCCAAGCGGCTCCAATCGAACCCCTCAGCCGTGACTAAGCTGTCAACATAGGTGGTTCCTAATCGGACCCAATTAATGGGGAGCTGGTTCATCATTTCAAAATCATAATCCACATTATCTTTAAATGTTTCATAATCGCCACCATTAAAATACATGCCCCATGCGTTTACACCTAGCTTATCAGTTATAGCAGTCACAATAGATTCCCACCTTTCTTGTTATTATTGCTATTATACGCTACTAGCCTGTACCATCATCTTTTTTCTCCTTTTCTACTTTATTCCAGATGACTTTACCATCATTGCCAATGCTAGGTACCCATGCAGTACCATCTGGGGAAACTAATTGATTGCTATTATTTAAAATTTTGTCAATCTCTTCTTTCGTGTAAAAATCCGTAACATCTATGCTTGGAATAGTTGGCTTGTTAACAATATCTTCCCATTTGATTGGAAACCGCTTATTAATAGCATCAACCGCATCAGTTACTATTTTTACCGCGTCTTTCAATGCAATACTCATGAAATTTCACCTAGCTTATTTAATTTATCGATTGTATCATCATCAGTGATTAAATCGCCATCTTGTAGGCCATCTAATGCTGACTGTAATTGAGCCATTGTTTTACCAACGTTAGTATGAGCATTAGCAATGTGTTTAAACATGGCAACATTAATATCATTAACGGCCAAACTAGCATTATCAAACGTAATCGTTGGTAGTGAAAATTGATTAAACGGATTACGTTCATAACCGTTAAGTGCTACAGTAGTTTGCCAGTCAAGGTTAGGCATGATTAGTTTTACAGTTTCACACTGTCTAATAATTACATCCCAAGCGGTAGTCGTAAGCGTTGCAATTGGTTGTGCTTGAACTGTTTGTCGAGCATATTCAGTCATGGATCCTTGATCAGTAAAACGATCATCACTGATTGGATCACCACGTTGAAGTCCCCACTTTTTCACACTGTCATCATCACGATAAGTAAAGTCGACTTGATACTTAGTTTGTGAATTGTTAGTGTCACTACCTTGATCAATCGGCTTTCCTAAGCAATGAACTTCGTTAACCAGGCTAGTTGTATCAAGCGACAATTTAACGTTTTCAACATCATGCTGATAAAACAAGGTATCAATAACAGGCTGCTGTTTTAGATATGCTGCACTATAAAAGGTAATCTGTTGGTTATCAAGAATATAACTTGCATCAAATTTACTGGCATAATCTTGCAAAAATTTATTGAATGATGAATTACCGAGATTTTCAATTTGAGTTGCAGGAAAATCGCCAATAAATTTAGCTGTTATCCCTTGGTCGTTATTAGTGAGCATAAAGTTGACTGCATCGGATAATCCATAGGTTTGCGTACCAGTTTTGACATTATTCTGACGAACATTATTAGCCAACCGATAAAACAAGTGGCTAGCCGTAACTTCATAGACTGATACTCCGCTGGAAACCGTCTTTGTGCATTGAGTAATAACATAACTTTGCCCATCATATTGAATGACATTCTGTACGTCTAGCAGTTGAATAGCCTGCTCATAAGCCAAACTATCGGTAATGGCAAATGTCACTTGCCACTTTTCGTTGACCGTCCAAGATTCTTTAAATGTCTCTTGCAAGTCAGCTAGTGGTAACCGCTCTCTTTGCTGGTTAAGCCTATCACTGATAGTTAGCTTGGGATATTGAATCATCAATTTAGGTACTTGAAATAGAAGCTAACAGTACAATTCAAATCTTGACAACCAGTAATCTTGAAATGATTGTTACCGCTGGCTAACCGGATAATACCGTTGTCAGTATTAATCCCAGCTGCTTGCCCATTAATTTGTGGATTTACGCCAATTAGCTTAAACGTATCCCCCGCTGTTAATGGCCTCGTACATGTAATCGCATCGCCAGTCGTTGTGTTAGCGATTGTAGGCGAACCAGTACCGGTCAATGTAATATCCAAATAATCGCCCTGCACTAAGGGATCAACTGGTAGTTCGCCAATATTATTGACATCAAATTCAGATGTACTGAACACATAATTAACTGTATCGGTCGGTAAACCTAAGCCAATACTTGGCATCTCGTTGATATTAGTTGACGGCATAATACTTTGCGCAACTCCAGTAAAGTTATTTAATGTGACAGTTACCATCATCATCTTGTCACCATAATATTCCGCAGTGATTGATTTCTCACGGACATGGTACATCCGACTACCACCATTATCAAAGGCAACCCAATAATTATGACGTCGTATTAGAAAGTTTGACAGTGACTTTAAAGTCAGCTTTTCGTCAGCATCGCTACGGCAATAAGCAATGAACTTCAAAACTATATCGCGTTGATCCAAGCGGCTATTAGCAAGCTGTTGGCCATCGCGTGTACCTGCAGTTCGATAGGTATCGGCGATTACTGGTGACAACCAATCAAAATCAATTAGATAGACGTTACTTAAATTGGAATCATCAAAAATTGATTGCCAAGTTTGACCATCTTCACTCAAGGCAAGTTCAATTGGATCAAAACTCAACGGGTTCGTATATTCGCCAAATAAATAAGCGTGCGGCTTATCCGTACGCTCTGAAAACACTTGCATATTAACCTCCTAACTGTTCTGCATTCTGAATGCCTGAGCGTCTTTTTGACGCAGCTTTGCAGCTAAATCGTCCAGTAACTCTGGCTTCTTATCAGCAATGATTTGCAACAACGCATTAGCTTGTCGCAATAATGAATTAGTTTCAGCATTATCATCTTCGTGATTGTTAGTAGCCTGAGTTGAGACAGGTTGAGCGCGCATTGTTGTATCCATAGCCTTAGCTAACAATGGATAAGCAGTGACATCATAAGGATTAATTACAAACTCATGGTGTTGGCTATTATCGCCAATGATTGCGCTTTGCTCGTCAAATACTTCACCACCATGAGCAAATCGACGACTACCTTGTGGGCCGCTATGCAGCCAATCAACCTTTGGAACGCCCCAAATAACGGTATGTCCAATACTGTTTCGCCAATCAGAATTATTGAAGAAAGCTAACAGTTCATCGAGCGGATTCATCCGATTAGTATGTCCTGGCATCGCAAAAGCAGCAAATGTCCCTGGTGTATATTGTAAAATACCACCGGCTTCATTACCCCCACTGTTAACATCATGAACAGTTTGAATAACAGACCTACCGCCGGATTCATTCATGATAGTTGCTTGCAAAAGGTCACTGAATCCTGCCGGAAGACTATCAATACCCATCATTTTGGCGGCTTTTTCAATTAAGCCTGGATTGTAATGACCAGCTTTGCCATCAGTTACTTCAAGCTTTTGTTGGGTGCTTTTTAGCATTTCTTTGAATTTATTGACTGCTATGCTTGATAATTTTCCAATAGCGCCACTAGCCAATTCACCAAAACTGGCTGCACCTTTAAACAATCCATCAGTAGCTTTGTGAAGCAAACTGGATATATTTCCAAGCGGATCTTTGAGAAACTTCTCAACAGCCTTGGCCTTGTCGCCAATCCATGAACCAATGTCGGATAATTTACCTTTAGTCCAATTAATCGCATCTCCAACAATCCCACCGTTTGCGTAATGATCGACCCCGGCAGACGTCATAATAGAAGCTGTTTCATCGCCATTGTATACTCGTGTGCCAACTGGCAAAGGTAGCACTGCATTACGTTGATGCGTCATCTTGAGTTCACCAGAAGGTAGTTGTAACAGTTCCTTCCAGTTCTGACCGGCACCATCGTTGACCATCAATAGACGAGTATGCACGACGCCACCTTGGGCAAACTTAACTGGATCTAAATGGCGAATACTGGTTTTATGACCAGTGAAGAATTTCCAAACCGAATCAATCGCATCTACACCGGCATTAATAACGCTCAAAACACCGTTAATACCATCTTGTGCGGACTTCTTGATACCTTTCCAGACATCACTGAAGAAGTCTCCTAATCCATTCCACATTGAATGCCAAACGGAGCTAATTGAATCTAAAACATCACTAATATGTGATGATAGCCAATGAGTAGCTGTTTTAGCTATTTGACGAATTCCGTCCCATATATCGCTGAAAAAGCTGCTTATACTATTCCAAATAGAATGCCAGATTCTTTTAATCAAATCTAGCGCATCTTTAATCGCGTTCCAAATTGCCTCAACAATTGGCAATAACGTTGCTTTCATGCCTCGCCAAATAGTGCCGAAGAAGCTACTAATTGCGTTCCAGACTATGTGCCAAATTGAACGAATTCCTTTTAATTCAAGATTAATGAATTCTGAAATGGCTTTAAAGATTATTTTAACTATTGAATAGATTCCCTCCCAAACAATATGGAAAAATGTACTTATAGCCTTCCAAACAACTTTCCATACATTAATTACTGGGGTGAAAACAGTTTTCAGGAAATTTACCAGCTTGGACCACAGGTTCTTCACAGTTTGGATGGTAGCTTTAATTAGGTTGGTGAACGGTTTGATAAAAGGCTTTAGGATAAGTGCAACTAATCCAACAGGAAGTAAAAACGCATACATTAATACTTTACCGAATCCTTTTAGAATATTTCCAATCGTTTTTAGTACCTGCCTAAAGCCTTTCGACACCGTCTTTATGATATTGTTAATTTCTTTACCAATGGCTTTTTCCCAGCCAAGTTTTCCCGTAAAAAACTTTTTTACAGTATTTAAAGCCTTTTGAGCACCCTTAATCAGACCAGAGAACCATTTTGCAGCGCCTTTGAATGTGTTAGAAATATATTTTCCTATCTTGCCAAATGTGCTGGTAACAGCTTTCCAAATGCCATTAACAAAGTCCCTAAACTTCTTGTTGTGCTTATATAGTTCATATAGTCCAACACCAATTGCGATAATAATCGCCGGAATTAACAGCCATGGTGTAAAGGCCGCGCTGACTAGCTTTCCTGCTATAGCCGTTAAGTGTAATGTATCATTCATTTGCTTGAGGGCCATAACAGTTGTTAAAACCTTTTTGGCAATAAAAAATGTCGTTAGTGCTGCAGCAATGGCTTTAATTGCACCCTTGTTATTTGCTAAAGCCTTTAATCCAGAAGCTAAACTTCCTACCGATTTTGAAGCAGTCTTACTGTTATCAGAAGCCTTTCCTAACGGATTAATTAAATGGCCTAAAACCGTCACAACGTCTCCAATCATTGAACTGAGCACTTTAAAAGCAATAGTTAGACTGCTCTTAACAATGCTGCCAAACGCTTTGATATTACCAGCATTTTTGGCAAGCCAAGCCGAAAGCTTGTCGACTGATTTACCAGCGTTTTCAACCATATTATTTAGGGAACTTGTAAAGCCCTTACCAGTGAAATTGCCGCCAGAAAAAGCTTTAGTAACCGTAGCAAATCCTTTGCTTACCTTGTTTCCCAAGCCTTTAAATAAGTTTTCAGTATGAGTTGCAGAAACCCATTTAGAAATGGTACCAAAGATTGGGTTTTGCGCTTTGAGTAGCGGCTGCTCAATGTCACCTAGAAGTTTCGGCATTTGTGCTTTAACCGTCCGTTGCATACCAGTCATGGTCTTCAGCATATTGTCGGCCGCTTCACCATACTTATGATTACCTAATTCAGTAAAAACGCTCTCAAGGTCTTTACCAGTGATTTTTCCTTGCCGAGCCATATTACGCATTCCAGCAACGGTTGTATGTTCATGCTTGGCTAGTGCTTCATCAATCATTGGGAAGTAAGCGCCTATTTGATTTAATTCGCCAGCAGACACCTTACCAGTAGCTAACCCATGAACCATGTCCTGAGTTACTGACTTCATTTGATCACCAGTCAGCCCAACGGCATCACCCATATTCAGCATGGCTTTTGACAACTCATCAGCTTCAGACTTACTGGAGTGTAAATGATAGAATCCTTGTTCTAGCTCGTTCACTAGACCACTAGCTTGACCAGTCTTCTTGCTTAAATCATTGATTGTGCTAACCATACCTTTAGCTTGATTAGCTGACCCAGTTAAAGTTGTCCATGTTTGCAACATAACCTGCTGTTCTTTGTCAAAATCATAGCCGGCTTTAGTGGCTTCGATAATGCCATCTTTTGCTTTGTCATAAGCGCTGTAAAGTGCATTACCAACAAATGTGCCTTCGATAATGTCACGCAAACGGTGGCCGTTCTCACGTGTTTTCTTGGCGCTCTCGTTAAACTTTTGGAATCCCTTACTAAAGCCATCTTTTACTTTTAGCAGTAATGAATGTTCCTTGGGAATTTGTCTAATTCGTTCGCTGAGATGTTTGAAAATATCGGTGAAATTATCTTTAGCACGCAAAAATACAGAACGCTCCTTAGGAACGTCCCGCACTTTGCGTGAGAAGATGCCAATGTTTTCATCGTTGATTTTAGACTTTAATGTCGTCACAACATCATGTGGAATCTCTTTGAGACGGTCAATTAGGCTGCTAATCTTTTCACGGATTGAATTGCTTGAATTAGCAACTTGGTTTTTATACTCATTAAAGTTATTTTTGGCTTCGTCCATCGCTTCCTTTTGCTTGGAAGCATAATTGTGCCACTGTTCGCCACTCTCACTAACTTTAGATCCCATACTAGCAGCAGCATGAACCGCTTCGTCCATTGCTTGACGTGCATTAGCAACCCCTTGGCTAATTTGATCCATAAACTTCCACACGAATGTCTTTTCAACAACTGCACTCATTAATCGGCCTCCTCTCTATCAGCTTTTGCTTCCATTAGTCTTCGATACATAGCCATTTGAGGCGTATCTGGTTGTCGTTCTTCGACAGTCCGATAATCAGTTAATTTGCTAATTTCATTTGCAATTTGTTCATCGGACCGTTCTACAACTTCGCCTAATGGTTGACTGAGTTCAACACCATAAGTTGCCTGTGGCATTAAACGAGCGTGCATTTGCTCGCGTTGCTGATTAAGCATGTTAACCTGATAGCCATGCCAAACAGCTTTAAACTCAGCTGGTGTTAACTGTTCTAATTGTTCTGGAGTCAAGCCTGCACTTCTGGCGTAACTGATTGCGGTGTACCAGGTTGCAGAACTTTTTTCAGCTTGTCCAGTTGTGCTTGAAGTTGTTCCATACCCAACTGATCCTGGTTGTATTGGTCGCTGTCCTCTTTTTCCGATTCCAGCTTCTTCTGCATGATATCCAGAATCTTGTTGTATCCTTTGACAAAGCTGGTAAGCTTCCGCGCTAAAAAATTATCAGCATGTAAAGATTGAATAATGTCAGAATAGGCAGCATTCGTCTTGTCATCGTCAGCAAAGATAGTGTCTTCGAGCGCTTCGACTACTTTGTCGCGGCTTGGTTGTGAACGCTTAAAGTAAGCCAACGCGTAATAGTAGGCATTCACAATTTGATCTGGATCTTCATCTAACAATCCATCGACAAGGACATCGAAACCGTCACGGCCATCTTTACTAAGTTCTTTTTTTACTTGGTTAGCGAAAGCATAGTTAAGCTTAGGGGTGCAAGTAGTACCATCAATCATTAAGTTTTCCATAGTCTAAATTTCCTCCATTATTTACCAGTTTGTTGGGTAGTAGTACCAGCTGCGGAGCTTGGTGTCGTGTCTCCACCAATATCGGTGTTGTGAGCGAAGTCAAACATTTTTAACCCGTCAGCTAATAGTTGTGGATCAAGTTCAGCCACAGCTAACACACCGTCTTGCGTGTTACCATCAATGTTGTAAGTGATATTAGCATGTAACAAGTTGTTAACTGCTTCGGTTTCTGGTAACCCGTTAGGCTTAGCCATACCAAACTCAGCTGGCACAGACGCAATATTTCCACTAGCATCTAAAGTTGCTTCGTTGAAATCCATACGCCAAATGCCAACCGCGACATCTTTTTCAACTGCTTTTTTAAGTCCATCATGGATTTTATCACCGATTGTCCAATACGAATCAACGACAAAAGTCTCAGTTCGTGCCCCAGACGTGTGGACCACACCTTGTTTTAAGTTAACTGCCGAACTAGCACGAGTGTTAGTTGTGCTAGAAGCAGCTTGCAGTCCCAGCATTTGAATCAGAGTTGCTTTATCATCCCATGGGAATTTAATCCCGTATAAAATTTTGTCAGCACTTTTTGTTTGTAGCTTTAATCCAGCCATATATTGTTTCCTCACTTTCCATATACAAAAATGTCAAATAAATAAGCAAGCCGAGTTAACGGCCGACCTTCTAAACTATTATCACTTAATTTACGCATTGACGAGCTGTCATACTTAGACGGCCATTCGGCTAATTCCAATCGTTGCATAGCATTGGCAACTTGACGGCCTAATGCGTATGCTTGACCAACATTAGCCACATCAGTATAGACATCGACAGCCACAGTACCTAAGAAATAATCCAAAACTTTAATATTAGTTTGCTCTTGCTCATTCTGCAAGCTGACAACTATCTGTGGAAACTTAGTTGGCCGTTGCTGGCCGAAGTCATATACTGGAACGTTCAATGCTCGCAGACATTGTTTAACGCTTAATAGCAAGTCTTCCTCCGGTGACATATCAATCACTCCCCAATACTGCTAAACGCATGATGCGCTCAAATTCATTATCAAGCCTCATTGCGATTTTCTCGCCGGTAGGCTTCATAAAAGGTTCAGCAGCCATTTTATAAGTGCCGTATTCTACATAAACACCGTAATAGTCAACGCCATCTTGACTAGTTAGTGGTTTCTTACTACCACTACCAGCAATAGCTGCCAATGCTCGTTTCTGATCTGCAACTGTTGCCATTGGCATAATAGATACTGACTTACCATCGTCACTAATCTTGATTTCTAGCGATCCTTGCAAGGTCCCCGTTGGCACATAACCAGACTTACCATGTCCAACTTGAGTGCGTTCTAAGCCTTGTGCAGCCTCTTGCTCGCGTGCACCAGCATTCTTAATAAATGCTTTGCTAAGCGCAACGGCTCGTTGATATTCATTATTGGCTTCTTCCATGGCCTCTGGCATACCATTGCGCGCAAGTCCTCTTGCAGTCTCAAATAATTGGTTAAAATAATCAACGTCGATTGAGAACGTAACGACAGGTATTTTGTCATAGTTATTCGCCATGTAATATCACCTCGTTATGAATAATATAGAATGCCGTTTGCTTGTCATGCTGACTAACTTTTTGAATCTCATGCACCGTATCGTTATCGCCTTCAACGTATTCACCATCAAAGCCAATTGCATCGGCCTTATAACGTCCATAAACACGAATAACCGTTGCATTGTACACCGTGCCATTGGGGGCAAATGTTAAATTTACCTGTTGTATATTAGCTTGCACTACTTGGCTTCGATAGCTCGCTTGATGATTAAGGCCGTCGGGGTTTTCATCAAGAAGCTTAGTTAACAAATAAACTTTATCCGGATAGCGCATATCATCACCAGCCAATCGCAGTAGCACCGCGCGTTGTTTTAACTTGACCATCTATCCAGGCTTGGAGATCTGGATAGTAGGGTGATAGATCGTTAACGTTGAACTGGAAAGACAGCCCTTCTTCACTGTGAGACTTTTCGCCTTCGTTGTGAAATTTATTGAACTTAGTTACGGCCAAATTCTCTACAATGTAATCTAATCCGGATGGCAATTCTGAAATTCTAACCGAGCGACCCAGATATAAAACAATGGCTTGCTCCGCATGATCAATATATAGTGTCAATCGTTCTTTTTCACTATCGGTCGGAGTAATACCAAGTAAAGTAATGACGTCTTCTAATGTCTTATCTGCCTTATCACTGTCCTGTACGTCACTCATAGAACGCCTCCTGACTATTTAGTGGTGGTTGTCGTCGTTGCTGCTGTTGTCGTTGTTGCTGGTACGATAGGATCAGCACTTGTTACAAACTGTGCCATTGGGATTAATTTTTGGTCGTAGACTTTTGTCCAGTTAGTGCCATCAGCTAAATCAGCCATTGCAGGATAAGCCTTGCCTGGGTTCTTGGTAACGAAGTTACTTTCATTCCAAGATAAACCTTGTGGCGCAAAAACAAACCGACGACGGTTAATAAGATAGTCTACCCCGTGATTCTTTAATGGATCACGATTAGTTTCAACCGCATTAGTGACTGGCAATTCAGAATAGCCAACCGCACCTTGAGCGAATAAGTAACTCGTGTACTTGCCATTATCGACTGGTAAGCTATCGTCAACTACAATTTGGACGCCCTTAATCTTATCACCAGCATCGGGTGCTTGAATTGCTGTTGGTACGTTGCCATTGCCATTTAAGACGAAGGTTGAGTTATTCTTAGCATCAACTAAGTTGGCATCTTGTAATTGACGGAGAATATCAGAATGAACTGCTACAATTGCCAAGTCTTTATACCGGTCACCCAGCAAGAAGCGGGCTTTGTTAAAGTTCTTTAAGCTGAACGTGGTATCAGTCTTATCAGTCGTAGTATCTAATTGATTGATACCTTTCATGCTGGTTGAACTAAATACCCCTGTTAGAGTTTGTAATAAAAGCTTTTCATAGACGTGTGACCAATAGTCGCTGACTTGATCACCAATGGCACTTAATGGATCGGCTCCTGATAGTTCAGCCGACAAGTCAGTTGCGCTCCAAGCTTGATCAAAGCCTAATTTGCGGGCTTGCGCTAAGTCAGTAGTAATCTTGTTGACTAATAAGTCCGTTGTGTCATCTGGCACTTGTGGATCGTCATCAGCTAGTGGCTTAAACAATGGCATGTTGGCTACTTTGCCAGCACCTAATAATGCTGCAATTTGTGGAACGTTTTGAACGACGCCACTCGTAAAGAAAGCATTGTTTTGTGTTGATTTTTCAGCTAAATAAGCACCCCAGTTTTCAGGGATTTGCATGTCACTTAATTGGGTAATATTTCCGTTTACCATAATTCATATCTCCTTATTTTCCGACATAGAAAGACTGACTAATAGGTTGAGCACTAGCAATTAATTGTTGAGCCTTTTCTTTGTCGGTATTATAAATTTCAGTTTGCTTTGTTAAATTCCAGCCATCTTTAGACCATGGATTATCAGTACCCGCTTCTAGTGGCGAAGTATTGTTACTCCCAGTAGTGACGGCTTGCTTACCAGTCAATAACTTTTCAGTAGCCGCTTGTACTTGGCTATCAACGTATTTCTGTAATAATTCTAGATTATCGCTTGTGGAATCTTCATCAGCACCCATAACTAGTGGCAACATATCAGGGCTAATCCCCTTGTCGAGTAACATTGACTTGGTCTTGTATTCCTGAATCTGAGTAGCTAATTCTTGAGTGTGTTTAGCCATATCAGCTTCACGTTGTTTACGATCAGCTTCAGCCTTTTGTTCGGCGGTCATTTTAGCTCGTTCTTCGGCCTGCTTTTGCGTATCAGCCAACTGCTTCTTAAATTCAGCTTGCTGTTGATCAAGTTTCTTAGACCACTTGGCATGCTGTTGGCCAATCAATTCATCAATTTTAGCTTGTTGTTCATCAGTAAATGTCACCGTTTCATCAGGCTGCTTACCACCTTCAGGGTCGGTTTCCGGATTCTTTGGTTCTTCACTCATTAGATAACCTCCATTTAACGTCTGTCGACTCAATTCGTTTAACGCCCGTCGGCTAAAAAGGTGCATAAAAAATAGACCTTTTAATGCCATGTCCAGGGCAATAAAATATTAATTAAGTTCGCTTAAAACATCTTTATAATCCATTTGTACTGGTATTACATTGCAATGACAACGTGGATGCAGCGGTGGAACATTCATTCCCACCACAGCATCTTTGATCTCAACAATTGTTCCATCATGGCCCTCGCAGTATCTGCAAACATGAGGATTATCACGGGTGACAATCTTTAGCTTGGTAAAGCCCAAATTGCTGTATTGCTTAGCACATTCTCGCGTCTGAGTTGCTTTGCTTTCAGTCTCTAAAATACGTTCCATATCAGCCTTGGTTGACATGTATCGCTTTTGCATTGCTGTCTCCCATAAATCTTCATTAGGATTAGGTTTACCAGCAACACCTAATTCTTGTGTAACCGTTTTGCTAATGGAATTAGGGTTGACATGATTTTGCATTTGAAACTTGATAATGTTATCTAAGTCAATCGCTAACTTATTGGCATGTTTAAAAATTAGGCCTAGCGAGGTATTCTCAGGCTCGTTTTGAGCAGCCACTCGATACAACGCACGCCGTCTAAGCTGTGAATTGTACACGCTTAACCCACTACCAGTTAACTTAGTTACCTGTTGAACGATTTCTTCCTGCTTAGCTTGAATTAACTTGTTAACCTTTAGTCCCATGTTAGCGACATTAACGCGCGCTTGAGCCTGAGCTACATCTAGATTAGTCTTGTAAGGTAGATTATTTAATAACGTGGCTAAGACTTGTTCTTCCTCACGATTAGCGTTTTGCTTTAGCTCAAGCACTGCATCGGTTAGCTCTTTAATGTCTGCATCATCGGCATTATCTTGCCAGGTTACATTTTTGTGTAGAAAGTAAGTTAAATTCTTAACCTGGGCATGATGTGAACGTTCGATAATACTGATCAACTGTTGGAATACTGGATCCTTAACGTCTAAAATCTTTGCCAAAGCATGAATCAGTTTATTAATATCCATAATCAGCCTTCTTCATTATCGGATTGTGCGCCTTCCTTAATACGTTCTGCTAATGATGGTGCAGGAGTAGGCTTGCCGGTTGCAAAGATATTTCCCAACCCACCATCACCTTGAGCATAATTCATGCTGTCTTCATTAGCGGCTTGGGTATCCTCTTTAACGCGTTCTGCTTCAGTGTCAGCATTGATTCCAGTAATTGGTTCAGCCATGTCACGAATAGTTTCATCACTGAATTTACCAGTGCTATTTAGCAATTGAATGAGTTGCGCGGTAGCATCATCATTCTTAGGCAGATTTGGCATAAAGTTAGCTTTAATCATCGTATTCCATTTGTCAGAACTAATTTGGTTAAGCGTTTGCCAATAGCTAACACAAGCATTCAGGCGATCGTGTAAGCCACGTTTGAACAACGTTTCCTGTAATTTGCGTTCTTGATCGCTGCCCCACAGTTTATAAGACATAGCCACGCCAGAAGCGTTAGAAGCAAAGTTTGGATCATTGACGTTAGGCGTATTAGTATACTTGTGAATTTCGTTGATAAGAAAGTTAGTATACGTTGACCAGCCAGCCGCATCATACTGCTTAGTTAGATACTTAGCATCGGGTTGAATAATATGCTTGGCAGTAGAACCAACGCCACCACTTGCTGCGAACGGTTCTAAATACCACATGTGGTTTTTAGGATCAACGTTTGGATGAGCTGGTTCAATGATAATCGGCTGGCCGTCTTGGCCTAATTTTTTATTGCCATTCTCGTCTAGCAAATACTTAGGTTCTGTCATATTAGAGAACTTACCAGTTAAGACAATATTGGCATTATTGAAATCTTCTTGGAAGTCAGCCATCATCGAGACACTTTTATCAAGTGCGTCTAGTTGATCTAGTTCAGGCTCCCAATCGCCTAACCGTTCATCATTATTGCAATACTCGGTTAATGGAACAGTATCAAAAAAGTGTGGCAATGTATCATCTAAGACTGCATTGGCAACGGGTGAATTAGTTTGAGGTAATCCGCCCTCACTATGGAAGGTAAAAAGCTGACTATCAGTGTAAACCTCATAATGTTCTACCAATTGATTATCTAAGATACCAGTCTGATAATAACGGACACCAACAAGTGGCTTATGATCGACAGTATCGTCATAGATCACAAATGCTTGTTCAGGATCAACTCGAACTAGTCCCAGATCAGTCACTCCGTTTTTAACGTATACGAGATCATATGCTCGACCAGTGATTGATAAGTCCTTCGCTAGTTGCTGGTTGATATAGTCTGCATTCGTATTAGTGATAAAAGTGTCCAATACATTTTGAAACTTTTGTGCTTGGCTATCATCTACTTCAGTATCGTCTTGTAGCTTTAACTGAATCGGATTACCTATTAAATAACCAACTCGAATACTTGTCATATAACGAGCGAATGCTGCCGCTACTCGATTGTTGGCATGGTAAGGGTTATTACTATCTTCTTGCTTTTTGATTGCATTATTAGCTTGGTAGTAATCATACAAAGTTTGAAGTCTCGATACTTGATGATTCTGATGATGGTTAATAAATTGATAAACAATCTTCATTAATTCTAACGGCTGTTCTGAAACTGCCGTGTATGTTCCAACTGGCATCGTGTAGTCTCGGTTGGCTTCACGGTCAAAACGTTGCTTCCCATAAATACTATTAATAATCATTCACTCCCATCTGACGACCAATCGCGTATTGTTCGTCCCATTTAACGCCTAACGATCCATCATAATCCCCCATATATTGGCGAACTGCATAACGTAAGGCGTCGATCGCATGGTTGTCTTGGTCTTTAGGCTTGCTCAGTGTGTTACCCATACGATCACTGTCAAAGACATAACTGTTTAATTCACGCCACAAATTCTTGCATTTAGGGTGAACGTGAATTTGATATTGCCATAGTTGGTCAATACCAGCCTCAACCGGTGTTTTTACAACGCTATCAGCATTGACAATTCCTAAATCATTTAATTGAGCGGTTCTTTCAGGGCTTGCGCTATCTGCGTATATCCTAGCTCGTTCATAGCCGTTAACTTTTAACCATTCAGCAATATGTGGTGTTGTTTGATGATAGGTGTACATCTCGTCATAAACCCATATTTGCTTATTGCGAACATCAACAGCAACGGCCACGAAAGCGTTAGGATCATTACCGAAGCCATAGTCTAGGCCAAAGCCAGTCTGCCCACATTCTTGTATCTTATCCATGGCACTAAAGTCAACTTGTTCAACGTTGTCTTCAAATACTAGCCCTTCAGCTACACCCCATTCGCCATCAACAACTGTTTTAGCTCGCCTGGGGTTAGTTTGGTATAAACTATAGAGTCGCTGCTTATATTCGTCAGAAACGAACTCATTGCATCTAACGGTAGTCGTACGAACAAAGGCGTCATCTCGTGGCTGGTCAAAAAACTCACGTTTTAACCAGTGGTGCTCATTCCAAGGATTAAACGTGAGCGTTACTTGATAAAAGACTTGTGGATCATTCCCACGTAACGATTCAATTACCGTTTGTAACTTGCTAAATGATTCAATTTCATAGGCTTCTTCTACCCACAGCCAACACAATTCACCAGTAAGGACATTAACTGAAGTCAGCTTCAATGGATCATCAAGGCCGCGAAAGATAATTTTCTGTCCAGTTGGCAAGTAAGTGATTTCTGGCAATGACTCGTTATACTTAAAGTAACGTGCTAAGTGGAAGTCATTAATAGCCTTCTTGCATTCCACAAAGGTGCTGGTCTTGTTAGTGTTGGCATTACGCCTTATAACCAAGATATTTGACCAATGATACTTAACTAACCGATAAATTAAATTGTGAGCGGTGGTTACCGACTTCTTTGATCCACGGCTGCCTTTAACCACTCGGTAAAAGTGACGATCACGCCAGAAATCGGTATAACCATGACCAATCATCTTAGCTAAGTTAACTTTGATTTCCATTGTCTTGGTTATCCTCCTTATCTGGTGTCAGATTATCGTTAAATACAATCTGAACAGTTTCATCAGTATTACTTATCTGTTTAGCCTTAGTCTCTGCAATATCTGCCTCAGCCTCAGCTTTACGGATTTGAGCTTTGACTAGCTTATCATCGCCTGGATACCGCTTAAGTATCTCCTTGACAGCACTTATCCGAGTCTTCAAGTCTGCCTCCTTCTGGCTCTCGTATACGCCTTCCGGAGTGCTCGATATAACCGTTTCTTTCTCCTCACCTCTAGCTATCCGGGTAAGCAATTCGACGGCCTCTCTGGCGTCCATAATGCGCTTTGAGGCTATCTCAGCCATCTGTTCATCGATGTATTTTTTAATGTCAGGTTTTGTCAGGTTCTCCTGTCCAACAGAGCGGGCTGAGCGTTTACTATACCCCGCTTTACGAGCCGCGTCAGCAGCATTACCAGACTTGATATACTCATCGGCAAACTTTTGCTGTTTGGGCGTTAACTTTCGTTTCATTACATACCACCACACCTCCGTTTTTAAACCAGTCGAAATCGACGGGTTTGGAATTAATCACTAATACAACTTGGCTAGATCATTACTAGCTAGTGTGCTATCTAGCATATTGCCTAATGGATTTACAATCTTTTCATCATTGCAGATATCGTCGAGCCCAGCCTCGTGCATCATTACGTGTACCATTTCGTGCATGAGTGTTTGACGCTGCTTTTGTTCTGACAATTCTTTGCAAATGTAAATCGTGGCACCAGGATAATCAGTTACTCCCCAACAAGCATCACCGGAATCTTCAAGTCGCTTCTTTAAGACAACGGTATAATTAATACCACTGATTTTTACATATGCTGGTAGTTTCATGCTGCACCTCCTTATTTTTATCCAAAATAAAAGCGCCATGCTGTTTAGCACGACGCTTCTTATCCTTATACCATCTATCTAGCCGGGCATCAGCCTGCACCCATTCAGGCGGCTCATACCCGTATTTGCTGTGTATCATTCGTAACATTGATACCACTCCTAAATTTAATACCGTACAAAATAACCACACGCAAGATATTGGTAAGCAAATCACTTTATTCTCGTTTATTCTTACCAGTATTGTAACCAAGTTGAAACAACCCGATTGACAATCCCAGTATTCCTATTATCAAGCTAAATATAAAAATCATTTTAGTCACCTGATCCTCCATACTCGTCGATTATATTTTTATCTTCTTTTTCTAACGCTTTTCTTTGTTTCTCGTATCCATGTTCATACAAATCTCCTCCTTTTTTTACAGTATGTTCATCTTCTAAAATCACGTTTCTAGTTAATACTAGCTCTCTTAGAAAAGTTTCTTGTATTTCGGAGTTGAAATACAATTGTCCATCAATATAACCCTTAAATTTCGAGTTCTTTTTTGAAATATCCTCTATTTGATTCAAGGAACTATTTATACGATAAATAACATTGGACAAATCAGCACGATAGACTTGATAATTCATCGACTCAGATTTTGGTAAGTTTGTTATTTGAACATCTTTTATAATCGATAAATTCTGATTTAAACTATCAGTTTGATAAGCCAGTTGTTCTTTTGATAAAGGAACAGTCTTAGCATAGCTAACTTTATAAATCAGCAAATCAATATCATATACAGCCAGCTTAGTTGAGTTTTTAATCACTTGCCGTGTATTGTTTCTATATACCTGAGTAGCATTATGTTGCTGCCACCATCCTAATGCTGATATGGCCAGAGCAAATATAGAAATTGCTGTGGTCAATAGTGGGTTCCAATTTTTTCTTATCCATACCATACTAATTCCTCCAAACTACTCTAACTATACAAAAGCTCCCGCCGATAAGCGAGAGCAGTTTGAAGGATTTTAGTTTGAGCAATCAAAGAAATTCGTGAGTATCTAGGCTGCTAAACTAATAAACTACACCGGCGGCAGAGAGGAGCGCATCACCCCTTATAAATCCGCCGGCTACACAGATAGCTGGATTTGAACCAACATAGACGGTTTTGGAGACCGCCATCTTGCCAATTAGATCATATCTGCTTAATAGACGGGTAACCGTATCGATTTAACCAAGGAGGTGATGTAGCCGTAAATTTGTCCCCGTCTAACGTAGCCTGCTGGACTCGAACCAGCGACCCTCTGATTAACAGTCAGGTGCTCTACCAACTGAGCTAAGGCCACTTGAAGTTAGGCTACCAAACTGGGGTGGCTTACCTAACATTCATAAAAAAATATTGTATAATTAGTTATTATATTTGAACGGAGGTGAATTAACATGTCAAACAAGATTTCACTGAGTCAATTTCTTAACTTTTCAGTTAAAGTTCATACCAGTGCAAAAATCAATGCAGTTCGTCACATGAAGAATGATGAGTATTCAATCGGACAGGATTACTACTTTCCATTACGTACTGCTATACGTCGGTACACACAAGGCCAAGACACACTTGATTCTATACTAGACGCTGCACAAAACTCTAAGGAAGACCGCAGGGCCAACTTCATAAAAGATGCAACTAAATTTGTCAACTTCATGAAAAAACATGATGTTCAATTTTTTGAAGTAGGAAATGCTTCTTGGAGTTATGACAACAGGATCAATATAAGTGCTTCTCCAGAATTTGGGATGATTTGTAATGGCAAGCGTTATTTTGTTAAAAATTTTTATCGAAAACAGAATCCTAAGGATAAAATCACTTTAACTAAAATGCGTCCCACGTTAACTCTCATGAGAACTGCAACTTCTCAAACAGATTTAGCTGGTGCAAACGCAGCCGTCCTCAATCTTCAAAATGGGAAACTTCTTTTTGATGACAAGCCTATTAACGCAAATAAATTGCTTGAATTGCAAGCAGATGCCGCGCAATTAGCCGACATTTGGGAAATGGTCTAATATCCTATTTATCATGTTCAATTCCCAGATCATTCATAACTTGTGCACATTCATCACAAATCCATGAACCATCATCGTTTTGCAAAGTTGCCACCTGCCCACATAGTGTACAGTGTGGCTTTTTAATATGGATTAAGTACCAGTCATGTATCCATAAACGTAACGAAATAAACATATTATCACCCTTTTCTTAATTACCTTATGCTACTAATTTACCACCAATTTATTGCTATGAAGTCCGGCTTGAGTTCGGAAAAAGTTCGGTTAAAGTCCGGTTTGAGTTCGGTTTTGATAAATATTCAGATCTTCTAGGTAGTAGCTCTGTGCAAACTGCAGCATTGCCAATGGCTTCCAACGGTCAAAATACTGCGTCTTGCTGTAGCCAATATCCATGTAGCACATCGTGTCGCTGTAACCTTGCAAATATAGCCGATCTAATATCTCCTGGCACTCATGATCACAGCGAGCCATGGCCTGAATAGTCTGTCGGACAATCTGTTCAGCATATAGGCGGCGTGTAATCCGATCCTCGGCCGAATTACCAGCTGGGGCCGACTTAGGCATGCCATCCATGCTAGGCGATTTAAGATCAGCGACCGAATGGCCGGACGCCCGAACTGCTTGCGGTAACTTCTTATCCAGGAACCGCCGCACCTGTTTAATTGTTTTCTCCTGGTCAATTGGTGGAAAAATTTCATCTGAAATAACTTGCTGTTCGCCCATCATGCGCCCCTCCGCTTTCGTATGCTATAATTAATTTTGTGGGAATCGATTGTAGCGGCGTCAGCACTGGCGGCGTTTTTTTATGTTATACTGGCAACGGTCATTCGAGTGGTCCCGTGACTGGTCGCCTTAACGGGCGGCTTTTTATTTGCTTCGGCGTGCTCCTTCATTCGCCGGTGCTTCCGTTTAATCGTTGACCGCTTCTTAGTGTGTTTAGGCATCTTCGTCCTCCGTAATTTCATCTATTTCTACTCGCGGATTTCGTTTATCAACTGCAAATTCGTCCTGAAATCCCGTGATATGCTTTCGATTGTCGTTGCCTAAAAGTCCAGCCTTCATAAAGCCGTCCAGCACAAACTTTTTAGCAAACGCGATATTGTCCGCATCTTTTCGGTTGTTCTTCGTGTACCACGTAAATTTAAGCTTGCAAGGCCAGCTGAATTCGACTCCAGAATTTCGACTAGCCCGCGCATATACACTACATAAGGCCGTGTACCGCTTCTTTAGTTTAGCTGCGGCGTATCTGTTGGCCCGTTCAGCCCTGATGTACTCATTTAAACTTGGTAGTTCGCCCTTAATCACGACTTTGCTCATACTTTCGGCACCCGGCTAATGTAATAGCCACAGACAATGCCATTTGAGTAGCTTGCTTGCCTTATCGATCTAGCTGGGGCGTCGATCTTATCACCTAGCAAATCAACTGTTTGTCCAGTAATAATTTCGTTGGGATTGTCGTACTTTTCAGCACGCCAGTAGCCGTTCCGCAACGGCAAACTGTACTTGTGCACTAGATAGCTAACCCGCTGACTAATATAGCCAGTCTCATCGGTCAACGCCCTTATCGTATGGTTACCATCACGATGAGCACGGCGAATATCTCTAATTTGCTCACGTTCCTCAGCTTGGGGATCTGGTAACATACTAGCTAAGTAAGCTTCATCACTGCGTACCTTAGTCCCAGGCTTAACCAGTCTAACCGGGAACGGCCATTCACCAGATTTGTAGTTATGCTGCGCGAGCTTAAACATTTCCGGTTCCGGCCCGATTGCTAACGGGTGATCAATATCGGGTAGATCCGCGTTAATTACTAGCACCTGTGTTTCAGTCATGCGCTTACCTCCGTTTGCAATCCTTGTCTAGCTTGCTCTAGATCAATAAAATACTCGGCTGGCTTACCCCAACATTGGGTCAAATCAAAATTTAAGCCATCCCGCTGATATTCAATAATTAAAACCTCAAGTGCAAATAGCTTGTACTCATGAGCGCACACCTCATCTTGTGCACTACCACCGGCCTTTAAATGCCGCTTCATGCGCTGCTTAGTCCAATGCAGTGCCGATGATTCATAGGCATGATTAGCGGCTAAATTGACTAATTGATTGCCCCAATTCATTTAGCTTCCTCCTGACTGTTCATGAACGCTAGGAACGCCTCGTCACTCATATCTTCCTGCTGGTTATCGCTTGAGTTTGGCTTAGAATCCGCCTGAGAAGCGCCGTTTTGCATCCACTTTGGCGTAACTTCTTTACGGCGTGGCTTTGAATAGCCACTAGGTTTTCTTTCGCTCTTCATGCGGTCGTCATGATTAGCAGCAGCCTTTTTAGCCTGCTCTAACGTCGTAATATTTCGTTTCTTCCAGCCCGCAACAATTGCACGAACGTATTTCAAACATGCATTGGATCCAATCTGATGTTCTCCAGCAACCCAAATTGCATAGGCAATCACCTCAGGCTTGAACTCTTCCAGCCATTCATCAATCTCAGGTCGGGCAATACCATTTGGAAATCCCCACAGGTTGGTCCAATCGTTAATGACCTGCTCGCGCGTCACGCCCGCGTCATCATCATAATTATTTACTTTATTTTTATTTGATTTACTTTTATTTACTTTACTTTGTGGATTAATGTCGACATTAACTACACTTGTATCTTTATTAATGTCAACATTAATCCAATACTTAGTTGGTTTCTGTGATTTGCGACGTTTAGTAGCATCTTCATAGGTCTCTTGGATACGCTGGCTCGTTAATACCTTAGCCGAATTGAACAGTTCCTCGCTAAAGGTTCCATAAGCAATCAAGCGGTTAACGATTTGATTAGCTAATTCAGGTGATACGCCTTCAATTCGATTAGCTAACTGCATCTGTTTCAATTTATTCCACTGCAAGTAGTATCCATTTTGGTACACCGCAGACAGCAGATAAATCATAAACAGAACACCTTTCGGTCCAAACTCGCCCATAATGGCTTCTGTCTTGTCGTTTACAGCAAAATCAACGTCTAATGGGAAGTAATCCAATCCCTCTTTTACTGGACGGGCCATCTTGCACCTCCTGTCCTTATTGATGGGCCTCTCACCCATTTGGTGGATTCAGTCACTGCTGCATTCAAGCCAATTCGAATGTTTATTTCTTATCAAATGCTGCTAGCAATCCTTGTAGCTGACTCTTAGCATCCTCTGCTTGTGCTATTGTTAGGTTCTTCCAATCGTCGTCAGTCCCTTTCCAATCAGGGACAATTTGTTGAATAACCTCATTAGTCACTGATAATGGTGTGCCATTTTTGGTTTGGGCGGCCAGTTCACCAGCAAGGTTAGCAATCTCACTTGTCTGTTTTGAACTAGCAATGATGGTGGTAGGATCAAAATCTTCATTTACTTCATCGTCAGTTGCGGGCTGTTGCTTGCCAGCTAGTAATAATTTAGCAGCAGTCTTAAATTCAGGTTTCTGCGCGTTTTCAGCTAGCCATTCAATATAGCCACGATTCTCATTCAAGACATCTCCCATGCTCTTGCCTTTGTTTTTGCCAAAATTAAGTTTCAAATTAAAGGCTTCATCATAAGTCATGGTTTCGTTATTCTCACGTTGGTTAAAGTTCTGCATATCTTCGACATCTTGCGTGAAGACATTTGATAAACTAGCGATGGTCAGTGTGGCATCAACTTGAGCTCGCTTTTTTGCCATCTTCAATACCGTGTTTTTCATTGAAAAGCCATCACGAGAAACGTACTTACTCTCTTTTGTATTTGCCGACCCTAATCCCTCAGTTAACTGCATACCGCTCTTGTATAGCACGCACTTGACGGTGTAGTCGAAATAACCCGACTCGTAGTCCTCAACTTTATCGATAACGTTGTATTCGCTGGTCACGCCCATCAACATTTGAATTTTTTCGGCACCCGGTTTAAGGAGCGTCGGCTTCTGTGTACCAGGTACGACCCCAAAATCTTGACCATCTTTTAGTTGATGTTGAACCATAGTTTGGAAATTAGAGATAGCCTGTAGTTCGCTAGCCATCTTGTTTTGATCAGTACCCATGATTAGGGATAGACTATTCGTTTGATTTTCTGCTTTCGCGATTGCTTCGCTCATATTGGTTCCTCCTAGTATTTAAACGTGACCTTCTCAGTTGCCGGTTTTTCAGTAATACCAGCGATAATCTCGCCATCTTCCATGACAAACTTGTCACCAACCATGCGACCAGCTTTTTTTAAATCGACTTTATCAATAGATTCCTTGACCTTGATATATTGGCTCATGCCCTGATTACGAAGTGAGTTTAAAACCATCTTTTCGTCATACGCCAACCCAGCCGGGTTCTTACGAGTTGATACACGGCCATTAGGGGTATCGATTTTGAATTTCTTATCGACTAACCGTTGATTACGTAAATAGTCGGTCAGTAGCCCTTCGAAGTACTCGCGGTTGGCTTGGTTCTTATCAAGCTCCCGGTCGCGCCATGCAATTGCCTGGTCAATATTGTTCTTCGCAACTTGGCCAATTTCATCATCATGCGCTTGGATAGCCTTGAGCTTCTTTAACGCCCAGTCAGCTTTCTCCAATGAGTCAATTTTGAAGCCTTCGTTTTCACGTTCTGTCACCGTTCTAAGTTCTTCTTTTAACATTGCATCCATGATTGAAATCCTCCTATTTAATATCCAGCAATGACGCCACTTTCAATCAGCTCTTCCTCAGTAGGCACATCATCACGCCAGCCTTCCGCAGCTTCTTCTTGGTCAACCAGCCAGCTATCGTAGCCGTTCATTTCGTCCACCTCCGTATTAACGTGACCAACCATTGTCTTAGTGACTGTTTCGGAGTACAATAGAACTCGAAAATAAATTTATTAAGCGTCTTAGCTGCACGGGTACTGCCAATACTCGAGCAGCTTTTTTCGTACTCAAATTTAGGCTTTGGCGATATCTTGCGTACTTCCAATTCGTTCGACCTCCTTAAATGTGCCAAAAACATTATTCAATTCTTCAATCGTGATTTGTTTGTAAAGCACGTTTCCAATCCGGAATGTAAATTTCATCGTCTTCATCTCCTTAAATTCCAAACCAACTAGCAACTTCATGACGCTTGAATCATAATGCAGTTAGCACGCAGCCTACTATTGCTCCTTCAATCATTGCTATTTCCTCCTATCCTGCTTGCGTTTGTTCTCTTCTGCTCGCCAGCGGCTAACTTCCGCCCAATTATATTGGCGGGCCCCTAATGCAACATTAGACGGCAATGGGAAGTCTTCACGTCGCGCCAAGTTGCTTATTGTTGATGGCGAAACATTCCATTCAGCGGCAAGTTCAACACCTTTGAGCCATTTTTTAGGATGTCCGCCTGCCTGATACTTAGGATTCTTTTTAATGGAAACCACTTGCATCTTTTATCACACCTCCTAGCCATTTTCTTGGTTAACTTTATCGATTACTTCCTGCAATTTATCCATTGGAATACCGGCATACTCAGCTTTCTTAGCCAAATCAGTTATCTCGGGGCTAATTTCTTCTGCATATTCACGTGGATAACGTTCAATGACTAGCTGCTGCGCTGGTGTCCGATCTCTCGGCTTGACTGTAATAGCTTCTTCAAACTCAGCCTCAATTCTTTCTCGCTGACGCTGTTCCTTTTTCTGTTTCATCAAAGCCGAGAACATATCACCTTGTAGCTGACGATCATTCTGGAATGACAGCACGCCGAAATTCTCACGAGCACCAGAATAATTAAGCCAAAAATCGTTAATTACATTTGCTAACGACTTCCTTATTTGTGAATCAGTGCTTCTTGATCCACCCTTCAACCGAGACAATTGTCCGGGGGAAACATGCGTCCTATCTGCAATCTGCTGCTGTGTTAGTGTTTTATCTCTACCTAATGCCAATGACAATTGCTCTGCAAACTTGTTCTTCATACCTACACCTCTGTATTTTGGAAAGGGCTTTATATGGCCTTTCCATGTAATTCACCTATAATTTAAATTAATCGGGATGATTTAATAGGTAATCCATCATCTCGGCTGCTGGAATCTGCCAGCCGTTATGGGTATTCACATAATCAATGAAGCCACCCTGTTCAATATCCAAATCATGGCGATGCTTGGTTAAATATCGTGAGGCTCGTTCGGTTGATTTAGTTCCGTATTTATACTTGGCAAAATCTTTAAGCTTCCAAGTACGAATACCACGCTGTGCTTGCTGCCATGCTTGGAACCTCTCGTATTCTTCTTCGCTAATGAATTGGAAGCCCTTTGGAGCCTCATGCCGAATCAATATCGTATCTGACATGTTCGCACCTCCTAATATGAAACTGACATAAGTTGGCTAGCTTGCTCGTTATACTCGGCAGTTACCGCCCGGAATTCAGCATCTAGTGCTTTATCGCTTAGTGCCTCAAACATTACTCTTGGTGTTTCTGGCTTAACCTTTGCTAGTGCATTGATTAAAACATCTCTTGTTATTGGCTTCATTTTGGCATCTCCTTATTTACTCGTATTGTGTACTTTATCTTCAAAAAAATAAGTCCATTTAACACGTTTTTTTGAAGATATGGTAGATCTGTCTCTTATACACATCT